AAATTATTGGTGATTATAGTTCAATGCGTGGCCTTGATGTAAATATAGAAAAAAATAATCAAAGCAACGGAATTAGGCTTGGCGATTTAGTATCAGATGAGCCAAGCCAGAAAAAACAATCTACATCTATAAAGCAATCAGCGAAGCAAAAGCGTGGAAGAAAAAAAATAGCAAAAACACTACCTGAAAGTTTTGTTTCTGAAGCTAAGATGTCAGGTCGAAATTATCAAAATAATATTGATATGATAGATAACGAAGAATAAGTATGGAACGCCCATCTTTCGAGTCCTGCTTGGATATAATAAATCAAGAGATAGCTAAAAGACGTTCTCAGTGGAAATTAACATCCATTGCATGGATGGATTTTAATGATGTAGAGCAAAAGTTAAGACTGCATATTTTTAAAAAATGGGAAAAGTGGAATCCAGAGATGGCGCTACTTCCGTGGCTAAATACTGTTATTACAAATCAGATTATAAATCTTGTTAGAAATAATTACTCTAACTATGCCCGACCATGCTTAAATTGTCCACATAATGCTGGCGGAAATAATTGTAAATTATATAATGTTCAATCTTCTAAATGTGCTGATTATGCAAAATGGGAGAAAACAAAGAAACATGCTTATGATGTTAAGTTGCCAGTTAGCGTAAATGATGAAAGAATTTTTGGTGAGGGCAATGAGTTTGATGCTCGCGCATCAGATTCCAGCGGTTTTGATTTTGAATCGTTTGTTCCAAAAGTTCATAGCGAAATGTTAAAATCTTTAACGCCAGTTCAGCAAAAGGTTTATACATATTTATTTGTAGATGGATATCCAGAAACAGAAGTTATAACAATGCTTGGTTATAAAAATGGATCTACAAAAACTGGATATAAATTTGTTAAAAAAATAAGAGCGCAGATTGTAATAAAAGCAAAGAAAATTGTCAAAGAAATGATAATGTAATATGTCTGATTCAGTAAATTTTGAACTTTCTGAAGAGCACAAAAAGAAAGTGCTTGATTTTTTTTCTGTAGATTTGGAGCCTGAACTTTCAAACATTGTCAAGAGTGTTTTTGAAAATGATGCTCTGGATGGAAAAACAAAAGAAGCTAGGGCAATTAAAGCCTTCTGCAAAGAGAGTGGGCTGAAATTTAAAACAAGAACGGTTATTTTAAAAGGATTTATTGATTTAACAGAAGAGCAGGTTATTTATATACAAAATAATTTTAGAGTTAAAAGCGCGCTAGAGATAGCAAAAGAACTTTTTAATAATGATGCTCTTACCAATTTAAGTCAAGAGTATAGAACAATTAATGCAAAAATTGAAGAAATTAAAGATACTATTAAAAGAGATAATATACCGCAGCCAAAAGACGAACTAGAAATTGTTAATATTAATTATAATCCAGAAGAGTTAATAGATTCTGAATATAAACCACCAAAAACTTTAAAACAAACAATTGAACGCGTAAATAAATATTTAAATTATGGATATAACGAAGAGGTATTAAAAAAACAACAGCTTTTTGAAATGCAGCAGCTTAAAAAATATTTAAATATATTTCGCTTCATATATCAAATTAATACTTATAAAATTCAAGGAGATCGAGATCTTTTTGAAGATGCTTTTATTCGATATACTCATGATAAGCCAGATTTAACACAGGAAGATTTGGATCAATTTATTACTTTGTGCAATCAAATTGTAAGAGCGGCTGAAATTCAAAGGCGAATAGAATCTCTGCGCGCAACCATGGCCGCAGGAGAAATTTCTATGAAAATGAACGAGGCTATAAATGTACTGCAGACTGAGCTTAATTCATGCGAAAATATTAAAACAAAATTATATAACGATTTAACAACAAAAAGAAATAAACGCTTAGAAGAAAAAAGCGATGGATTTGAAAAGCTTATAAATTTAGTACAAGCTTGGAAAGATGAAGAGTTTAGAAAAAAAACAATACACCTAGCTGATCTAGAAAAAATGAAAATAAAAGAGGAGGCTGGTCGTATTAATTCAATGAGTGAAATAAAAGCTCTTCTTCGCGGAGCAACAATAGAAGAATTGGTGGGTTAATATGGAACTTAAATGTGAATTTTGCACTAAAAAATTTAGTGGCGTGATAGAGCTTTCAAAACATTTAAAGCAACACAAGATATCTCAAAAAAGATATTTCGAACAATTTTATCCCAGACATGACCTATCAAACAAGAAAAAAATACATTTCAAATCAGTAGAGCAGTATTTTCTTTCAGATTTTGAAGATAAAATTTCTATGAAATCTTGGCTTGCTAAAGTTGGTAAAGAAAAAGCTTTAGATTATATATCTGGAAAAATTAAAAAATACTGTGATATTAAAAATTTAAAAAATGCACCACCAGAATTTTTTGTACAAACAGTAAGCTGTTTACCATCAATTAGGTTTATAGAAAAATTATGCTCGGCTAACTATAATGAAATATGTATCAAAAGCAATAAAGAGTCTAAATATGATTATTATAATTTAGATATACGAGCTACTAATTCAAAACCTGCAAAGCAAATAGTAATTGACACCCGCGAAAAAAGACCTTTAAAATTTGCAAAAGATTTGAGAAAAGTAAATGTTGCGCTTGATTATGGCGACTATGCATTATCTCCAGCTTCAAGAATTGTTATTGAGCGTAAAAGTTTCAGTGATTTTTTTGGAACTTTTGGTGCCAACCTTGAAAGGTTTGAAAGGGAACTGTTAAGAGCGCAAAATAATAATGGATATATTATTATAATGGTCGAAGCATCATATAGCTCTTTGGCCTATAATAAAAAACGGTGGTTTGCAACAAGCCCAGAGTATATATTTCATCGGGTTAGAGATTTATATAAAAAATATGAATGTTTTCAAATTGTATATTGTGATGGCAGAAAGCATATGACTGATTTAATTTTAAAAATTTTAGGCCTTGGTGATGAAGTTAAAAAAATAGATTTGCAATATTGCATTGAAAAAGAAATAATATAGTATGGCAATTTGGGCAGGAAATCAACCAGTAAAAGATATAGCAGATGTAAATAAAGAACTGCTAAATCTTCATGGAGAGCTTGATGATAGAACGGCTAAAATAACTTTAGCAAAATTTTTGCGCCATAATATTGGATTTACATCACAATTAATTCTTGGTATTAATATGGAGCCTATGCAGGTTATGCATATAAATGCAATGTTTGAAAAGAATAATTGCATGCTTATTTTTAGTCGTGGTGGTGGGAAATCTACTTTAGCTGGTTGGTATTGTATATTAAAATGCATATTTGAGCCTGGTACTAGAATTGTTATTGCTTCAGCGAATTTTAGAACAAGCCGTAGAATTTTTGAAGAAATTGTAAGGCTATTAAACACAGAAGAAGCTCAGCTTGCAAGATCATGCTTTGACAAAAAACCATATTTAAGAAACGATAAATTTCAATGGGACGTTAATGGTGGATATATATGCGCCATTCCACTTTCTGAAGATACGCGAGGTATGCGCTGTGACGTTCTTATCCTTGATGAGGTTTTGCTATTATCTCCACAGATGATTAATGATGTATTAGCACCATTCCTGTCTTCACCAAGAGATGCTGCGTTTAGAATTAAAGTTAGAAAATTAGAGGACGAGCTAATTAAAGCTGGCACATTACATCCTAATAATAAAATGATTTTTGAAAATGCCGCGCAAATGATTTGCTTGTCATCTGCATCTTATCAATTTCAGCATTTATATAAAATGTACTCTGACTGGAATGATTTTGTAGAACGTCCAGATATTTTGACGATGAATAATAAGGAAGAGGAAAGGCCAACTTATTTTATATCACAAATGGGATGGGAAGCTATACCAGCAACCATATTAAACCGAGAGTTTATTCAGTCACAAAGAGCAAGTATATCAGAAGATTCATTTCAACGCGAATATGGCGCACAATTTCGTGATGGTGGCGATGGATATTTTTCCATGCGTAAAATGAATGAATGTACCATTCCAGATGGTGAATATCCACATTCTAAAGTTACTGGTGATCCTTTAAAAAAATATATATTATCAATTGACCCAAATTATTCAAAAAGTGCATCATCAGACTTTTTTGCAATGTCGGTTATAGAGATTGATGAAGAAAAAGAAGAAGGGGTTTTGGTACATGGCTATCAAAGAATTGGCGCAGATTTACAGGACCACATAAAATATATCTATTATGTATTAACGCATTTTAATACGGTTTTAATTATAGCAGACTCTTCAAACATAGATACAATAATTGATGCATGCAATGAAAGCGAATTGTTTAAAGGTGCAAATAAGAAAATAACATATATAACAGAATGGGATTCTACTAAAGATGGTCAGGATCAAGTGGATATGCTTATTAAAGCAAAAAAACAATATAGTCCAGACATGGGATGCATGTGCATTAGACAAACGCCAAGCACGGATTGGATTATGAGATCTAATTCTTATTTGCAGTCATGCATTGATCATAAAAAAATATGGTTTGCTTCTCGCGCGAGCAATCATCCAGAATATATGTCTTATATGTTTAATTTAAGAATTCCATTAAAATTAGTATTTCCTCATGGATCTGGCGTTATAGAGGGCGACTCTAAAGAAGATAATAGAAAATTATCAATAAGAGAATTTATTGAACTTCAGGATGATATTATTATTTCAACAAAAGAACAGTGTGCAAATATTGAGGTAACATCAACCTCCAGAGGTC